CGATAAAGAAAACTTGTTTAAAGAGTTTGCGGTTGCTAAAGAGAAAGACGTAAAACTATCAAAAAAGAAAACACAAGACGAAAAAGAACACGATAGATATGATAATCGTATTCAGTTTTTCAAAGACCATATCAAACTTGAAAAAGAACATCCAGAATATTATTCTAATGTTGATATTAAATTTGATAAATTACTAAATCTCTATTTAACACCAAATCCTAGAGATGCTTTTTACAAAGCTTTTTTCGGTATGACTTATGCTCAAAAGAAAGCTGCCGAAAATGCTGAATATGAAAAATTAGGTGATGAAACAACTGACCAATAGACAAAGAATTGAACTAGCGAAACTTCAACATTACAAATGGTTGAAGTCGCTAGGTCTTAAAGTAAATATGAAAACAGGTCATATCATAAAAAGATTTAAAGAAGAAAAAGGTGATTTAGATTTAAGTCATTTAAAAGTTAGAGATTCTATACCGTGTAGTAATAATATCGGTGGTAGTACAGCAAAGAGAGTTTATGCTACACAACTTCCTGCTGGTAAAACAATTAGTGTGGCATACAATAAAGGTCCTTATATGGTAGTTGACGCAAAGGATTTTAAAACTATGGGAAGGAAAATATAGTATGAGAACAATGATGTTATTAACAATCATTACTTTATTGACTATGGCAATTGCCAAGTCCGAAGAAACTATTGATACAAAAGTTAAAAACTTTATTGTCAATGAGTGGACAGATGTAAAAGAATATCAAAAAACTCAATGGCAAAAAGGTAAAGAACAAAACGCTAAAAATTGGGAAACAATTAAATCATTTTTTAATAAGGTGAAAAATAATGTTACACAGAATTAGTGATCTTTGTAAGAAAATAGACGGTCTTAAAATTCAAAGTGACCGTCTATACAATCTAAAATATAATAATCCTAAAACTAAAGAAAGAGATTTAGAAGTAGATTATCTTATATCAGATATACAAATGATATGTAATTTAATTGCTAATGATAAAAGTAAATACGATAGATGAAAAATATATTAACAATATTATTACTTTTACTATTAACTAATTGTGCTTCAAACAGATCACAAGTAGGTGCCGTATTAGGAACTACAACAACAACGGCAACGTGTGTAGAATATGGTGTAGAAAATCCATATGCTATTGCTAGTTGTGCTTTGATCGGTGCTTTTGCTGGGGCAGAAATAATGTATTCTTCAGATTATGATGTACACAACGCTGTATTTGTAGACCATTTAAATACAGGACCAGGTACGTCTAGTTATACAAATTGGTATAATAAAAAAACTGGTAATAGTGGTATCATACATACTACTAGGTCTTATCTAAAAGGTCCTATCAAGTGTAAAGATTATTCTGCTACAGTTGATATAACTAACAATTGGCCGCTGATTGGTGTTGGCGGTGTGAATAGAAACACTGTCTTTGGTGTTGCTTGTCAAATGCCAGACGGCAGGTGGGTTGAATATAAAGGAGAACAAAAGTGAGTCGATATAATGAACAAATTGAAAAGTTAAAAAGAGAAAAATTATTATTAGAAGAAGAAAAAAATATAACAAATTCACAAGAAAAATTAGATTTTTTAGACGGTGAAATTTATGAGTTAGAAGATAGTATTGAAAAATTAAAAGGTTATGTTTAAAAAATTTAAATTAAAAAAGAATAGTCATTTAAGAGATGGTTTATTTTGGTATATTTTAATCATCACTGTATTTTGGTTTAGTATGATTTTTTGGGGCATATCAAAAGCAGATGAAGTGTTATATAATAAAGTTAAAACTATTTCACCTGATGAAGTAAACGGTCAATATTGTTTTATTAAAGTTGTGATTAAAGAAAAGAATGATGAAATTATAAAAGAAGAAATTTTGGAGTGTGCTGATGGTAAAAAAGGCATTGACACACCAGGTTATTGGGATTTATTTGCTCAATTTTACTATAGAGATATTTCTGCTCCAGAATACTGTAGAGTGTACAGTAGACCAAACCACGTCTTTAAATCGTTCGGAAAGACGTGTTTAAAACAGAACGGTGAATGGGAGGTAAAATGATTAAGAATATAATCATAATCTCACTAGTTGTAATTATAGTAACTGGTATGTCTGGAAGTGAGTTTTTAGACTATATTTCAATGGGACTTGACAAATTACAACAAATAGTATATAATATAAAAAGTGAGGTAAATTAATATATGATGAAAATGCTAAAACTCGCTATAGTTGTATCTGCTAGTTTATTATTGGCAAACTGTAGCTCAAATACTTACAAGATTAAAAGTGAATCAGGTAAGACTTTAAATAAAGTGCCAAGTTGGTATATGGCTGACTTTTCAGAAAAAAAAGCTTGTGATACGCCAAGATTTGGTAAGTCAAAAGATAAAGTTTGTATCTTTGGATTAGGTACATCTGTATCGCCAGACTTAAATCTCTCTATTGAAAAAGCAAAAATGATTGCTAAAGCTGAAATGGCTGACATTATCAAAGGCGAGATGAACAAACAATCAAAACAATTTATAACTGAACTAGGTAAAACAAATAAAAAGAGTACAGTTACCGAAGTTGAAAGTGTATTAGTAAATGTAATTAAAAATACACCTGTTAGAGGTTATGAAATTTGGGCACAAGAAGTAACACTGACAAAAAACGGTTACTATCGTTCTTGGATAGGTTTAAGATTGCCATTAGGTGAATACAATAAAATGTATAATTATACCATAGAACAAGTTGTGGATGCCTATAATTTAAAAGTTGAAGCAAATAAGGCATTTAGTAAACTAATGGAAAATAAAGATGAAAATAGTAATTTACAGTAAACAGAACTGTACATATTGTAACAAGGCGAAACAGTTAATAAAAAATCTTCGCCTTGATTACACTGAAAAAAAATTAGAAGAATTTGAATCTGTTGATGAAATGTTAAAAGATATAGGTAAAAAAGTTAGAACTATGCCACAAATAAAAATAGATGACAAACTAGTAGGTGGTTATAATCAACTTATTGAATTTTTTGTTGAACAAGGTAAAGTAAATTTTAAAGGTGAGATTATTAGTGAGTGATAAAATAATACCATTTCCTACAAATGCTATACATAACATTGAAAAAACAGGACCTACAGATAAAAAAACTTTACCTGTAGATGAACAAAAAACATTAAAAAGAATACAAGATGATAATACAAAAAAATTTTGTGAAGGTGCGATAGACGATATTAGTATGAATATGTTAAGACAATTTGTAGAACTCGCTGTTAAAACAGACAATATAAATTTTACAAGAGATTTAGCTTTATTAATTGATATGTTAAGAGGTTTAGTTTATAGAGATTTCGGATTAAAACATCCATCACAAGAATTAGTAAATAAAATGGTTGCCATAACAACACACAAAAATGGTCAACAATCTGCTAAAATAGATTACTCAAAAGTTTTAAACATCAAATCAAAGTCAATGCCGTTAAGTAAAGATATGAAAGAAGAATTAAAAGACATACAAGACGGTGCCGGCGGATTATTTGACGGAGATAATATTGATGAATAACAGAATTGCCAAAGCAATCGCCTTAACAGGTTGTAAAATAGTGAATGTGAAACTAACAAAGGAGAATATAATGATAAATTATATCAAATCAATGTTTGCTAAAGACGAACTAGTACAAGTTGCTACTAAAAAAAGAACTTCTAATACTAGAGGTAGAAAGTCTTTATCAAAGAAACAAAAGGTATTAAACCTTTTAACAAAAGGTCAAAACGTTTCTTGGAAATCTTTAAGAAATAAGTTTGATTTAACTTCACCAAGAGCTATGGTTGATACTTTAAGAGCTGAAGGCTATATGGTCTATGGTTCAAAAGTAAAAGGTGAAACTGTATATAGAATTGGAACACCAACAAGAGCGATTATCGCTGCTGGTATTCAAAAATTATATGGTACGCCGTTCAAATACGACAACCACGTAGCAAGACTACCAAAAAAATCTGAACTAGCTTCAATTGACGCCTAGTTTGATAAGGGTGGCGAGAAATCGCCACCCACAACTTTATGACAGAATTTAGAAACGGAATATACAACACATTAAAAAAATTGATTGGCACAAGTATTGGTCGTGCCACTATCTATACTATTGGTCACATAGTAATTGCTATGACTTGTAATAGAATAATTACAGGTGCCGAATGGGCACTTGCTGGGGCAGACGCAATTATAGAACCAATAATTAATGGTGTTTGGTATTATTTTTTAGATAGAACTTGGAATAGATATGGCAAGTAAAATAAAAAAAGAAGATTATCAATCTTTAGCAGATTGTATTAGAAGTGACCAAGTGCCTGCTAATCATATCGCAGAATACTTTGAAGATAAAGATTTTTACAAATGGTATAAAAAGAAATATTTTAAAAATGAAAATTAGATATTATAAAGATATAAACGGTGCCAGATGGATAGGTTTTGGTTTGGCTATGTTAAGTGTCTTTATATTATCTAGTGCCAATATAGCAACACAATGGGTAGGTTGGTCTTTAAGTGTAGTATCTTGTAGTTTATGGATATATTTTGGTTACAAAGATAGAGATTGGGCAAGAACTTTAATGGAAACAATGTATCTTATAATGAGTATGAGAGCAACTTATAATTGGTTAACAATATGACAAAATTTTATTTAATTTCACCTAAATGGAAAAAGTCCATATATGAATATTCAAAGTATGAAAATGATGATAATACAAAATCGTTTGTAACGGAAGAAATGTATCGTTGGGGACATTGTGTTGTAAAAGTAGAAAATGATGAAGAACTATCTGATATTATAGGTGATCCTACAGACAGTGGTAATGAATTTGAATTTGACCATAATATGGTAGAAGAACAAGAAGTTGACGATCAATGTTCTTTTTATTTTCAGAATTGTAAAGGTATCCTAGAAGAAGAACTAGATGAAAAATATGAAGAAGATGGATATGAATACCTAGAAAAAAATTATGGTGAGCCTACAGATTTTTGGACAATATATCACGGCGAATTAGATGTAGAAGATGTAACGGAAGAGTGGTCTAAAAAATGATTTTAGTAGATTTAAACCAAGTTTTAATATCTAACCTTATGGCACAAACCAGAGGTAAGTCAGATGTAAAACCTAATAAAGATATGATACGTCATATGGTATTAAACTCTTTAAGAGGTTTTAATATTAAGTTTAAAGATGAATATGGTCAAATGGTATTATGCTCAGACGCAGGTGATCCTTGGCGTAGAGAAATCTTTCCTAATTATAAACACGGTAGAAGAAAAAGTCGTGTAGAAGGACCATTTGATTGGGATAATATATTTCAAATCATAACAGAAATTAAAAACGAAATAAGAGATAACTTTCCCTATGTAGTAATGTATGTAGAGAATTGTGAGGCAGATGATATTATTGCTACACTTGTTAAACAACAAACAGAAACAAAGTATTTAATAATTTCAGGTGATAAAGACTTCATACAATTACAACATTACGGTAATGTTTATCAATTTAGTCCTTTACTAAAAGGTTATATCGGTGAACAAGAAGACCCAATACAATTTTTAAAAGAACAAATTATAAAGGGTGACAGATCAGATGGTGTACCAAATATATTAAGTGATGATGATATATTTTTAAGAGATGAAAGACAAAAACCGATCAACAAAAAAAGAATGACTGAATTTTCTAACATAGAAAGAAATGCTACAATAGAAACAGAAATCAAAAAAAACTATTTTAGAAATAAAACACTTATTGATCTATCTCAAATACCAGAACACATAGAAAAAAGAATTATAAATAGTTTTAAAGATTATGAAGTAAAAAGTAGGACGCTACTTTTGCCTTACTTTATAGAAAACAAACTGAAATCATTGATTGAAAATATAAATGATTTTTGAGAACATATATATGGAGAAATATAATGGCAAATCAAAACCCTAACCTTATGAGTAAACAGGCGATGGCAGCAGCTGCTTCTACAGCAACTAGAATCAGACCAACTGTACACGAAATCTTTACCAAGGTTAATAACGCAAAAGATAAACCTAAAAAGATAGAAGTTTTAAAGGAGTACGATAGTCCTGCTTTAAGACAAATCTTAAAAGGTGCTTTTGATCCTAAAATACAGTGGGATTTACCAGATGGTACACCGCCTTATATGGCAAACGAAGCACCATTAGGTACAGAACACACTTACCTCGAAGAAGAGGCAAAAAAACTTTGGCACTTTGTAAAAGGTGCTGATGAAAAATTATCAAAAACTCGTAAAGAAACATTGTTTATTCAAATGCTAGAAGGTCTTAACAAAGACGAAGCAACACTATTGATTAATGTTAAAGATAAAGTCTTAAACAAAGTCTATAAAGGACTTACCGAATCAGTTGTAAAAGAAGCATTTAATTGGAATGACGAGTTTATGACAGCTTAAATACACACTTTTTAAGGGGGTGCGACAACTTGTACTCCCTTAAATCATTGATTTTACTTACTTTTTTTACCAAAAAACAGCTTGACTTTCTCACCAGAATAGTCTATAATAAATAATATATGAAAGTGAGGTCTATATTATGAAAAAATACTTGATAACAATAACTATTATTTTAGCGACACTATGGTTTAGCTTGACGAGTCTAATGAACTCGGTAATGGCTAATGAATACAACAAAGCTGTTATAGGTCACGTTATACAATCAAAAGTAAATGGCACAAATGTTGAAGTGTCTAAATTGATGGAACAAGAACTTGAAAAAATTGCTCATCAATTTGCTTTAGAGTCGCTTACAATTATACAACAATACTTACCTACTATTTTAGACGGTGTATTGGCTGAAATGAGAATGAAAGCTGATAAAGAATATAAGTGTGCTTTATTAAAAGGTTCTAAAATAGAAGATGATTGTAGATAATAGATTTATTGAATTTTTTATGTTACTCAAAGCATTTATACCAAATGAAATTATTATAATAATATTAACAGGTTTGATTTACTATCT